AGGCGATAAAAAACTATGGGTTACGAAGGCTTTTTCGGCGGCGGCGCTGCAAATGTCGATTCAGAATTTTGACGACCGGATCAGGCCGAAGATGCCTGCCGAGTCGGTGACCGGCACGCGGCAAACACTCGCGTTCTTTTTGCCGGCTGTGATTCAAACTTATCTTGCGACTCGCGCGACTCCTAAGCCAGCACCACCTTCTCCCGGCGACGATCCGCTGATGGCCGGCTTCGACTCGCCAGGCTTGGAACGATATCGCAACGCGAAGGCCGACCGCGAGGAAATGATGAGGGATCGCGACAGGCAGATCCTGATAGTCCGCGATGAAATCTTTCCGTCGCTGCAACAGGGCGCGACGCTCATTCGCCAGGCGGCGGATCAGGCGACCCGGTTATATGGAAATGGCGTCGCTGATCTCATCAATGAGGCGGTCGATGAAGCGGTGACAACGTGGTCAAAGTCTCTTGAAACTAGCGACGTACAACTTGCTGCGGTTAGTGATGGAGTCGGTTCGGACTCCGAAGCTCCGGTCGATGCGTGATTTCGCGGAGCAGGAGGTCATCCTTCCAACCGGCCCGCACAAGGGACGTCACTTTCGGGTTGAGAGGAACCCATTCGCTGGGAAGTTGTTTGACGAAATCGACAGTGGGAAGTGGCGGCGGTTTTTCGTGACCGGGCCGCGGCAGAGTGGTAAGACGTTGCAGGCGTTTTTGATTCCGATTCTGTATCACCTGTTTGAAGTTAAAGAGACTGTGATTTGCGGATTGCCGTCGATGGATATGGCGGCTGATAAGTGGCGAGAGGATATCTTGCCGGTGATTGAGGCGAGTCGGTATCGCGACCAGCTTCCGCAACGTGGCGCTGGCAGCAAGGGCGGCAAGGTCGATGCGATTCAGTTTCGCAATGGAGCGACGTTGAAGTTCATGTCCGGCGGCGGCAGCGACAAGAGCCGTGCTGGTTTCACTTCCCGCGTGGTCGTGCTGACCGAAGTTGACGGGATGGATGAATCGGGAAGTGGCTCGCGTGAGTCTGACAAGATTACACAGATTGAACATTGCACCAATGCTTACGGCGACCGAGCGAGAATCTATGGGGAGTGTACTGTCAGCCTTGAGCATGGCAGAACATGGCGTGAATATACCGGCGGCACTCAAAGTTCCGTCGCCATTAGATGTCCACATTGCAGCAAGCACACAACTCCGGAACGCGGCAACCTTCTCGGCTGGCGGGATTGCGAAACAGAAAACGACGCGGGGCGCAGCGGTTTTCTTGTGTGTCCCGAATGCGGAACGCAATGGAGCGAGCAAGATCGCCGGACGGCGAATCAGGATTGCCGGTTGATCCATCGCGGGCAGACGGTTGGCGCTGACGGCCATGTCAGCGGCGATGCACCCGACACAAAGACGCTCGGCTTCCGTTGGAACGTCGTGAACAATCTTCTGGTTGATTTTTCGGTGACATCGGCTCGTGAGTGGAAAGCATCGCGGGCGACCGATGAGGCCAACGCGGAAAAGGAAATGTGTCAGTTCGTTTGGGCGATGCCGTATAAATCAGGCGAGGTTGAACTGACCGCCGGCAACGCGATTGAGATAACCAAGCGGATGAACGGGACGCCGCGTGGCATTGTTCCGTCGGATGCTTCGCTCATCACGATTGGCATCGACTGCGGGATGCGGCTTTGCCACTGGACGGCGATAGCATGGCGTCCGAACGCTTCGCCGCACATTCTGGAATATGGCAGGCTGGAGGTTGCCGCCGATCAGTTTGGAGTTGAGGCCGCTTTGATTGCGGCGTTGCGGACTTTCCGCGATGAGATGGACAAAGGCGGCTGGGCGGGAAGCGGTTCGCAGATGTTGCCGACTATCAGGTGCGTTGACGCGGGTTGGCAGGATGAGGTGGTGTCAAAGTTCTGCGAAGAGTCCGGAAAAGGTTGGTTTCCGACGAAGGGTATCGGCGCGACGCGATACGAGAACGTGCGGGCTGGCGACAAAAAACAAACCGGCACGCGGGTGATTCAGGTGGGCGAAGGCTATCACGTCGCGAACGTACCTGGCTGGCGTGTGCCGTTGGTAGAAGTTCAGGCCGATCATTGGAAGACATGGCTTCACCAGCGATTGCAGACGCCGATGAATCAACCGGGCGGACTGACATTGCATCAGGCTGAAAAGATGGATCATCTGACCTTCGCAAAGCATCTGACCGCAGAACGAAAGACAGAGGAGTTTCAAGCTGGCAAGGGACTTGTTACTCGCTGGGAAATTCTGAATCGCAACAATCACTATCTTGACTCGACGTGCCTTGCGTGCGTTGCGGGTCATGCGGCGGGCGCGAGGTTGATCGGGGATATCGTGATGCCGAAAGCATCGGAACCGCGACGTGAGACGGAAGCAGAGAACTGGATCACCGGATATAAAGGACGCCGTTAATAGCAGTCAATCTATCTGGACTAACCGACTACACATGGACGCAAATCAAGCTCGCGGCAAAGCACGCGATGGTGCAGGCCGCTGTCGGCGGAAATTCGTTGAGCATCAACGGCAGGATGATCGGACGCATTTCCGTTGAGGACGCTCGCAAGCTGTACACTTTCGCACAGGAAATGGAAACGATTGAATCAGGCGATCCGGATTCATCGGGAATTGCGTTGATCGAGTTCAGGGAGCCGAACCACTAATACCCGAATCAACGATCAAGCCAACATTCATTGAGCGTGCAATCAGCATCGTGTCGCCACGAACGGCGATGGCACGGATGCTTTTCAGGAGTAGTTATTCTGGCGGGATTCCGACTCGGCTGAATCGGTCATGGGACGGATCGACCAGCCAGACATCGACCCGCAAGCCGGACTATATCAGCCAACGCGCCGGACGGGATCGCGCGAGACAACTTGACCGCAACAACTCTCTCGCATCCGGCATTCTTGATCGTGCGGTCGAGAACGTCATCGGCACGGGGATTCAGATTGAACCGGCTACCGATTCGCCTGACTACAACCGGCGTGCATCGGAAGTGTGGGAAGAATGGAAGACCTTCCGTGGTGCGGGTGGGACACGTTGTGATGTTCGCGGCGTTCTGACATTCGACGAAATGCAGAGAACGGTGTTTCGCTGTTTGCTTCGCGACGGCGACATCGGCGCAGTGCTGGTGAACGCCAACGGCCAGCCGATGATTCAGGGCGTGATGGGCGATTACATCGAATCGCCTCCCGGCAAGCAGCGGCTCGGCATGTCGGTTGACGGTGTGGAGATGGATCGGGCGGGCAGGCCGATCAGCTTCTGGGTCAAGGGCATCAGCGAAAAGTTGACGCCTGAATACTTCTCGACTCCATCGCGTGATTTCATTTTCATGGCGAACACGGATTCGCTCGACGAAATGCGGGGGATGAGCCGCTTTAATCAGGGCGGCGACCTGTTCGATCTGGTGATGAGCTATCTCGAATCGTCGGCGGTGTCGGCCAGGGCTGCGTCGTTTTTCAGCCTGCTGATTAAACGAGAGAACGCGTCCAACGTGTTCAACGGTTTGGGCAGTGGCACGAACACGGACGGCGACTCGCAGAAAAAGCTCGTCGCGGAAATGGGAAGCGTGCAATACATGCGGCCCGGCGAGAGTGTTGAGCAGATCAAACCCGAGCAGCCGATTCAAGGTTTGGGTGAAGCGATTGCAACCTTCTGCCGGTTCACCGGTTTAAAATTCGGCTTGCCGATTGAGGAAGTGTTGCTCGATTACTCGCGTGCAAATTACACCGTCTCGCGTGCGATCAAGATGAAGATTCAGCGGGTTGCCGACATCTATCAACAGAACTTCGCGAATGCGTTTGTCTCTCGCGTTTACCACTATGTCATCAGCATGAAGATCAACGCTGGCGAGTTCGCTGGCATCGACATCCCCGATAACAACTGGAAGCACGAATGGATTCCGCAACCGCTTCCGCTGGTTGATCCAGGCAAGGAGATTGAGGCGGCTAAGGCTGCGATTGAGTTGGGTGTTGAAACCCGTTCGTATGTCGCTCGCGGCATGGGATACAAGTTTGAAACTCTGTGCGAACAGAACAGGCAGGATCGGGAGTTGTTGGCGGCGAACGATTTGCCGATCAACGATCAGCCAAGCCCGCAAGCGGCAATTGATCCGAATGCAACAGACTCCAATCCTGAAATAGATCAGGTGAAGGCAGAAACGGACGCTTACGGCGTGGCGGTTCGTGCGGGTGCAATCACTCCGCAAACCGATGACGAGAACGAATTCAGGAAGAGAATGAAACTTCCGGCAATGACCGCAGACGCACAACGAGCATGGAGTGACGACAAGGGCGTGCGGCGTCCGATCACGCTAGTTTCGGCTGGCGATCCAAAAACACAGGCAGCATCAATTCAAGCGAGCGATGAAAATAACAAAACTGGCGATCAATAGTTTCGCGCGTAAGTGGCAGATGCAGCAACCGGCTTTGCAGGAGTTGGTGAATCGTATCAACAGCACCGACTTCTCGGCATTGGTTTCGTCGCCGTTGAAGCCGGGTGAACCGGAAGATTTCGGATACGAAATCAAGAACGGTGTTGCTCGGATCAATATCGTCGGCGTCATTACTGACACGGAAACAGTATTCGACGATTGGTTCGGATTCTGCCCGGCAGAGACAACCATTGCGGCCATCAACAAGGCCGATGCTGATCCGCAGGTAAACAGTATCGAGTTGTACATCGACTCCCCTGGCGGGTTCGCACAGGCTGGCGGCATGGTCGCTCAGGTGGTTGCGACGTGTAAGAAGGACATCACCGCACGCGGCGGCGGATTGGTTGCCAGCGCCGCATATCGCATCGCGTCGCAATGCGACAGCATTTCCGCTTACCGCGACTCGATGATCGGTTGCATCGGCACTTACACCGTGCTTTGTGACACCACGGGGATGCAGGATCAAGTCGGGATGCGACTGATCCTTGTCAGCAGCGGCGGCGTCAAGGGAGCTGGTGCGGATGGCAACGTGACGTCTGAATACGCGGCGGACGTTGATCGCGAAGTGCAGGAACTGAATGACCTCTTCGTGACCGATGTTGCGAAGGGTAGAGGCTTGAAACAACCCCGCGCCCGTGAATTGGCGGACGGTCGCGCACATATAGCATCTTCCGCCAAATCACTTGGCCTCATTGATTCCATTGAGGTATTCAAAACAAAGGAAAACAAAACCATGAATGAGCAACAGTTTTCGGCGTTTGCCGAATCAAACCCCGACTCGCCGGTTGTCAAAGACATCCATGCGAAGGGTCACAAGGCTGGCAAGGCCGACGGTGCAACAGAATCACAGACACAGGAACGCCAGCGTGTGCTGGCTCTGTTTACCGCGTTCCCCGGACGCAACGACTTCGTCAAGTCGCAGGTCGAAAAGGGCGCAACGGTTGAATCGGCGAAGGCTGATTTCGCTGATGTGCTTTCGGCGGAAAACGCTGACCTTAAAATCCAACTTGCGGCCAAGCCGGCGCAGGTTCAGGTGGACGCTGGCGGCTCGCCTGCAATCCCGCTGGCAGTGGCCGCGACACCGGCAGCGGCTGTCGCCAAACCCGAAGGCGATGCGAAAGCAACCGCCGCGTGGGAATGGGACAACGAAGCTGACAAGCGTGGAAGTTTCACAAGCAAGGCGCAGTACGTCGCCATTCGCCATCGCGAATTGACTGGGCAAGTTCGCACAGTTGTTGCACCAAAGTCTGAATAACCATTTACTCATAAGGAGCTAGTTAATAGCAACTCTCACTCAGGACAATCCCCGCGTTTTTGAAGGCAACCGCGACACTAACGAAAATGAACTTCCGGTGATCGCGTCGGACATCATTTACGCTGGCGCTGCCGTTGGCGAAAAGCACGACACCGGGACTTACCATCCGCTCGGAACCTCAAGCACCGTTGACCGATTCGCCGGATTCGCAGTCGAAAAATCTGACAACTCCGCTGGTGTTGCCAGTGCCAAGAACGTCAAGGTAGTACAGTCGGGCCGCGTCAGGCTTTCAGTTGTTGACGTGACTGCTACCACTAACATTGGCGCAACGGTATGGGCGACGGATGACAACGTGTTTACAATCACCTATGCCGCCGGAGCCGTATCTATCGGGCAGATTGTTCGTTGGATCAGCGGCGCGAACTGTGTCGTCAACTATCGCGCATTCTCGTTGCGACAGTCCATTGACTTCACCTTCGCGGACGAAACGGTGTGCCTCGCGACGGATCGCGCAATCTTCCTCGCGACCCGTCCTTACGACGTTCGCGCAATTGATTGCGTTTTCTCTGTGGCAGCGGGCGGGACAAGCGTGCTTCAGGTGACGAAAGATGTCACCACTGACGCTCCGGGCGCGGGCACGGACATGCTGAGCAATACCACGAACACCGGCTTCGATCTCGCCGCGACGGCGAACACTGTGCAGACTGGTGTTTTGAAAACGACTGCCGGGCTTCGCAAGTTGAACACCGGAGATCGTCTTTCGATTGACTTCGCGCAGGCGATTCAATCGACGGCAGGACTCAAGATCGGCGTGCAACTCACTCCGCTGTAATTCCATTCTCTTACTCAAACTTTGAAAGGTAACACTTAATACCAGCAGGAAATCTCTACTCACCCGGATTCCTTGATTCCAGAAATCTTCAGGGAACATTCTTTCAGCGATTCGATGCCTCGATGGAAACGCTCTGGTTTCCGCAACTGTCAATCGAAATCCCTTCCGACCGCGAGGTCGAGGATATCGGCTGGCTCGGGAACGTCAGTCCGCCGCGTCGGTGGATCGGCGCTCGTCAGGAAGACGTTCTCAAGAAGTATTCGATGACCGTCACGAACTTCAAATACGAATGGTCGATGCGAGCGAGCAACGACGATTTGCGCCGGGACAGAACCGGGCAGCTTTCAATCCGTGCCGGTGAAGGCGGGCAACGCTTCGCGACTCACTGGAACTCGCTTGGCGGAACCCTCGTTACAAATGGCGAAGCAGGCGTTTCCGGCCTCGCTTACGATGGTCAGTTTTTCTTTGATACCGACCACAACGAAAGTGGCGCGGATCAGACGAACGATCTGACTTCAACGGAAGTGCCTAGCGCGAATGTGGCGGATGCGGCAATCCTCACCACGACAGAAGCGGCCAACGTCATCACGGAAACCCTTTCGTACATGATGACCCTGACTGATGACAAGGGCGAACCGATCAATCAGGGGCCGACGAATGTCACGATCCTTTGCACGAAGCAAGGCCACTTTAACGGCTTGCGTACTGCAATCGGTTTGAACAATCTTGGAACCGGATCGGGCAACAACAATCCGATGCTGGCGTGGAACGATTACCCCGTTTCCGTTCGATATGTTCCGACCAGGATCACCGCCGCAAACAAGCTGTACTTTTTCTTCGGCACTCCCGGCATTGGCAACGCGCCATTCGTCCGCACCGAAGAGCTTTCTCCACAAAGCACCATTCTCGACGACACGCACAACACTGACTCCCAAGTGTTCGGCGTACACGCGAATCGTGGCGTGGCGTATGGTCTTTGGTCTAAGGCAGCGCTTGTCGCACTTTCATAAATACTCACCGGCTGGCGGATGCGTCACACCATCCGCCAGCCACATTTCGGAGAACCAATGGCAAAGAGAATCGCAGAAACAGTTACCGCCGTCGCGACTGTCGATCCAAAGCTCGCGCAGCTTGAATCGTTGCAGTCGGAATACGCGGAACTCAAATCCAAATGCGAATCCGCCTCACGAATCAAAGCATTCGACAATGTGTCGCTTGCGCGCAAAGGCGATGTCACGAGAGAGATTCACGCATTGAAGCGGGAACTTGGCATTGACTGAATCACTTACTCTTTTGAAAGGCTCAGGCTGAATCATGGCAACCGAATACGAACAGGCTCACGAGAACTACCGCAAGCTGGTGAAGGCGGCGGCGGGCGGCGACAAAAAGGC